GTATAGATGAGTTTAGGTCAAATTATGAAATAGAGGTTGAAGCACAAGGCAATTAAAATAAAATGTTAGCAAATAAGCCTTATAAATCTAAAGTGAATGAGAATATTGTAAGAGGTGTGGATATTCAGTAGCTGCTATAAGGCTTATCTTTATATTTAAATTTAGGAGGACTAAGAGTTATGAAAATAGGAGAAAAAGAAATTGATAGTTTAATAATAACTAAAGATGATGAAGTAGTTGTAATAATAACTGATAAGGAAATAGTAGAAAAAGATAATTACAAGGTGATAATAGAGCCTGTACAAAAATAATAGATTTATCCTAAATTGTTATTGGTACTTCTATCTGGATTGGAAACAGGAGTTTTTACTCCATTTATTTCTCGAACATGATAATTGTTATAATTGCCAGATTCAATCTGGTTAACAAATTGAGTTCTAGTCATATTAGTTCCAGTATAATTATCATGAAATTTTGTATTTCTACCTGTATTTGTTTCTTGAGTTACTGTTATTCTTTTTCTTGACATAGTTTATCACCCCATAATAAAGTACAGGCTCTAGTAATATTTTAACATAATATAAATAATTAAGTAAATATATGTAATTTAAGGTCTTAGAAATAAGGCTTTTTACTTTACAAAAAATTAGGAAGGAAGGTAAGAAAAAATGGCACACATTAAAGAAATTATAGGAGAAGAAGCGTTTAATGCTCTCTCAGAAGAAAAAAGAAAAGAATTAGGTAAAAAGGATTTTGAGGATGTTTCTAATGGATCATTCATTTCTAAGTCTAAATTCGAGGAAGCAAAACAGGAGGCAAAAACTTATAAAGGGCAAGTGGAGGATAGAGATAAGCAGTTAAAAAAACTAAAAGAAGACTATCCTGATGTCGCGGGATTAAATGAAAAAATTGAAAAGCTTGAGTTAGAAAATAAAAATCAAAAGGAAGGTCATGAAAAGCAGCTTAATGAAATAGCTTTTAAAAATGCTTTAGAAAAAGGATTAGGAGCTTTCAATGTTAAAGATAAGGATTTAATCCTTGCTAAATTAAATTTAGAAAATCTTAAGGTTGATGGTGAAAATATCATAGGACTTAAGGAACAAATAGAACCACTTCAAAAATCACATGAGTATCTATTTGAGAAGGTCATAAATGGAACTCAATCATTTAATTCTGGTGGTGGAGAAAATAAAGATACTCAAACAACAAATTTTGCAAGTGAATTAGGAAAACAGAAAGCCGAAGTCTTAAAGGCTAAAGGCTTAGCTGATTTTGCTAAATAATAAATAAGGAGGAATGAAAATTGAGACAATCAAGTTATACAATTGGTGCTAAACAAAATAAGTTAAGGTTAATTGCAGGCGATCACTTTATTTCATTACCAGTTAAGGTTAGAAAAGGTGATGTAAAAACATTATTAGATTCAAATGAGGTGCTATTAGCTGGAACATTAATAACTAAAGATAGGAAAGCAGTAACTTCAACAAATACAACCACAGATGCATGGGGTGTTGTTTATCAAGATGTTAGTTTTAAAGGTTCAATGTCACCAACTGCCAATGCAGATGATGCTACAGAAGTAGTACCAATATTTGTTCATGGTGCTTTATATGAATCAGTAGTTAAATTTAATGCAGATGCTGCTATTAAGGCAGTAGAAAAAGCTGCATTAAAACAAATAATCTTTGGAGAATAAGAAGGAGGACAATTATATTATGAACTTAAGTGATTATATTAACTCAAAAAATATAGCTCTTTATATTAAAGAGTTACCAGCAGAATCAACAGTTGACAAAGTATTATTTCCTGATAAAAAGGTTACAGGAACTAAGTTAGAACAAGCAAAAGGCGCTAAAAAGAAAGCTGTTGCTTTAAGAATGAGTACATTTGATGCATCAGCAAAAATGAGAGCATTAAGCGCTGACTTGAATGTTAAATCTACAGAAATACCATTTTTCAAGGAATCAATGGGAATTGATGAAACAACTAGACGTGATCTTCAGAATGCTATAAGTGCTAATAATGAAAATTTTGTTAATGCATTATTAGGACAAGTATTTGAAAATTACGCTAATTTGATTGATGGTGCTAATATTGTTGCAAAGAAAATGAGAGCAAGTGTAATTCAAAATGGTCTATTAAACTTTACTTCTGATGATGGTGATATCGTAATTGATTATGGTGTTCCATCAAATCATAGAGAAACTTTACTTGCAGCAGATAAATGGACTGATCCTAGTGCTGATATTGTAGGTGATATTAAAAAATGGCAAAAAGCTATTACAGACGATCAATATGCAAAACCAACTATTATATTAATAACCGAAAAAACATTCGATAGCACATTTTTGATTAATACAGTGATTACAAATCATATTAAAAACAGCAATTTAAATACGTCTTTAATCCTATCACAAGCAAATTATATTCAATTTGCTAAAGAAATATTAGGATTAACAGTAATCTTCTTAGAAGATACTACTTACATTCCATCAGAAGGTGCAGCAGCTATTCCATATTATACAGATGGTAAAATTACTCTTATGAGTGGAACTACTTTAGGAGATACTGTTTATGGTACTACTCCAGAAGAGTTTGATAGTCAATCTGGTAAATCAAAATTAGATACTTATATAGTTGGTAAGGGAATAGCGGTTACAACAATGGTAAAAGAAGATCCAGTAACAGTAGATACCAAAGTTTCTGTAATGCCTATTGTAAGTTTTGATAGAGCAGATGAAGTATTCTTTGCATCAGTATATTAATATTGAGTAGTCACTAAGTGGCTGCTCTTTAATTTTGAATAGGGAAAGGTGATTATAATTATGGCTAAAGAAAAGACTTTTAAAGCAGTAGCAAAAGATTTTATTAAATATGGAGGAGAGCATTTAAAGCCAGAGGATAAATTTGAAGTAAAAGAATCAGATGTAGAAGAATTAAAGGCTTATGCAGATATAGAAATTCCCAAAGAAACCACTACATCACCAGGTAACACAGGAACAGGTCAAGAACCAGGAGGGAATGTAGGTGAATAATCATGGAACTTACACCTTTAGACGTATTAAAACTTAATTTACAAGAAAGTGAATATCCATACTTTTCTGATACTGATCTGCAGAACTTATTATTAGTTAATGGTAATAGTGTTCCCAAAGCTAGTTGGAGGGGCTGCTTATTAAAAGCGGCTTCTGATGATCAAATTAAAGTTGGTTCTATAGAAGTTAAATCTAGTAACAAAGATTACTGGAATAACTTAGCTGCTATATATAAAACTGATTATGAAGCTGAACAGGCTGCTTTAAATCCAACAGTACCATCAACAGGGTATAAAACATCCATGAGAAGAGCTGATGAAATATGAGTAAATTAAGTTCAAACAAAGTTATAAGAACAATCAATAAAGCTATAGCAGTAAATCCTACTTCTATAACATTCACTCAAATAACTTTAAAAGAAATTGATGGAGCTTTTGAACAGGTAACAGACACTAAAACTCTTACTGTAGTAATCTATTTAGATGATGGTAGTACTCAAATTAATATCAATTCAGAAACTAAAGGTACTTCATATAAAACAAATAGATATAAAATGTTAGCGGATAAAGATGCTGATTTAGAAGTTAATCCTAAAGAATCAATTAAATTTGAAAGTAATGGCGAAAAATTTGAAATTAAAGCAGTATACCCACAGATAGTTGAAAATATTATTTGTGGGTATATATGTGATTTGGAAAGGTATGATTAGCTATGGGATTTAAAGTAATGGATGTTATAGAAAATAAAATGAATGGACTATCTACATTACTTCAATATGGTATAGCGCCTTTGCTAGTGAATGAAGCTAAAGAAAAAGCATACTGGAAAGACAGAAGTGGACATGCAAGACAACAAATTAATGGTGGTTCTGAAGGTGGAGGACGTGAATATACTCTTTATCTAGCACATGGAACTGAATACGGAGAATGGTTGGAAAATGGTACTGGTGTATATGGACTAACTAAAAAGCCTATAGTTCCAGTTGATAAAAAAGTATTAAGTTGGGTTGATACAGATGGTAAAAGGCATTTTGCTAAAAGTGTTAAAGGTATAAAGCCTATGCCTATATTACATGATACTTTAGAGAAGAATACTAAAAATATAGCTAATAAAATAATTCAGTACTGGGAGAGTTAATAATGAGAGTAGGAATAAGGGAACAAATAATAAGTAAAGTACCAAAACTTAATAATTGTTATGAGCCTAATGTACCCACTAAAGACACTCTAAAGCCATACGGTGTTATTGTACAAGGTGATGATACTGATAATGGAGAAGTTATTGGTTTTAAAAGAACTATAGAAGTATGGCTATATGAAAATAGAACTACCTTCAAGAATTTAGATTCATTAGCTGAAAGTGTTATTAAAGCTTTAGATATGCAGGTTATAACTGATTCAAAAACAAACGAAACATTTACTTGTTTATTTGGTGGAGCTATGGGCCAAGATATTGTTGATGAAGAATGGCAAGCTATAGCTAGAGGGTTAAAGTTTGCTGTTATTGCATTACATGAAGAAGATGAAATTAACACAGATTCATGGCTTGAAGCTTTAAGTGAATATACTAAAGATATTACTAATTACAAAATATATCTTAATACATGGAAAAAGAATTTTGAGGTACCTTCAATTTTATGGAGAGTTAAAAGCCAAAGTAAAGAAAGAATAAACAATGTTCTCATAAAAGAAAGTAAAACGCTTATATGTCACATTGTTAGTAATAATAAGAATGATATAAACAAATTATTAGATCATATAGAAGATAAACTTATTTCTAATTCAAAGATTGCTTTAGATTTAGCAGATAGACGGTATCTTACTATAGAAAGTATAAATGAAGATAGAGAAGCTGATATGCTCTCTAAGGGGCAATTAACGGTTAAATCTTTCAGAAGAAAAATGAGAGAAATAAATCAAGGGCCTGTTATTAATAATATTCATAGCAGAGGTTCCTTAAATAAGGAGTGATGAAAGTTGGAAGATAATGAAGTTAAAAATCAAGAAGAAGTTACTGCAGATATTTCTTCTAAATCAGAAAACACCACTATAAAACAGGAGGAATCTACAGTGGCGAAACAGGAAACAAAAGCTAAAGACCCAACATATTCAGTTCAGGAATATAAAGATAATAGTAAAGCACTTGGCTATAGTAAAGAAGTAGTTGAAGGTGCTTTATTTAATTGTGAAAAATCTGAACTTACAAATGCGGAGTTTGAAATATTAATTGAAAATTTCTTAGGAAAGAAGGTTGAATAATAGTGGCAACAGGAACATGGGATGAAAAAAACAGACCAACTATACCAGGTTGGTACAACAGATTCAAGAATAAAGCGGAAACAAGAATCGGAACAGGTATACATGGGATTTTAGCTATGCCAGTTAAAGCAAATTGGGGACCTATTAAGACAGTAACATCAATACCAGTTAATTCTACTGCAGAAAGAAAATTAATAAAGACATATGGCGGAGATCCTAAATATACTGCATATAAATTAGGAAAATTAGCTTTATTAGGAGAACCTAAGGAAGTGTTATTCTACAGATTAGTAGATGGTTCAGAAAAAATTGCAGCACTAACTCTTAAAAACAGTGAGTCAACACCAGTAGATTCATTAAAACTTGAAACTAAATATCCAACCACAAGAAAATTCAATGTAACAGTTAGAACTAATATAGCTGATGCTTCAAAGAAGGATTTCTTATTTTTTGAAGATACTACACAGTTATTTTCTATTAGTGCAGTAAGTGGAGCTATTGATGAAATGGTAACACTAATTAATTCAAGTGTAGAAAATGAATATATAGTTGCATCTAAAATTGCAGGTACATCAGGAATATTAGGCAATGTTGTTAATCAAGCTTTATCTGGTGGTAATGATGGGACAGCAGCAATAACAAGCCAACACTATTTAGATGCAATGAATGCATTTGAAGGTTATGGAATGGATGGATTTGTACTTGATGGAATTACAGATCAATCACTTCAAACAAGTGTTAAAGCTTGGGTTATTAAAAATAAAGCAGAAGGTACTAATATAATTGCATATGTCGGTGGTTTGAAAACTGATTCATTAGAACAAGCAAATAGCAGATCTAAAGAATTTAATCATGAAGATGTAGTTAATATATTTGCTACAAGTGCTACTTATGATGGAACTGAATATTCCAGTGCAGAGGTTGTAGTTTATATTGCAGCATTGGCTACGGGGAAAGGATTGAAAGATAGTATCTGTAATGAAGTTACTATTTTTGAAGACATTCTACCTAGGCTGTCTAAAACAGAAATTGAAACAGCATTAGCGGCCGGAACATTAGTCCTAGCTAAAGACGGGAACGATGTTATTGTAGTAGATGATGTTAATACATTCAAGAATTATACTGATGAAAAGACAGAAGTATTTGGAAGCATTAGAGCAGTTAAGTTTATGAATGCAGTTGATGGCGATACATCGATTAAACGAAAAGAGTTTGTTGGAAAAACTCCAAATGACGATACTGGAAAGACTCTTATTATTTGTGCATTAAAACAATACTTTGAAACTTTAGCAGATGCTAGAGTTATTAAAGATGATTTTACTGTTGAAATTGATAAAGAGTTACAAGCAGGTGCAAAAAGTGATGAATTCTTTTGGAAATGGGATGCAACATATCTTGATGTTATTAAAAGAATTTATGGTACTGGTAATGTTACAAAATAAGAAAGGTAAGGTGATTATCTAATGAATGAAATATTAGATGCAAGTAGAGTATGTAGTGGTACGTTTGGTAAGATTTACTTAGATGGTAAATGGCAGAACAATGTAAATGAATGTACTGCAGATGTAGAAGTTGATATGAAACAAATTCTTACTTGTGGAGCTGAGTGGGAAGATAATAAAGCAGGTGCTAAAAAAGGTACTGGAACTATAAAAGGATTCAAAGTTACTTCAGAGATGATTAAACAAGGATTTAAAAAGTTTGAATTATTAACCGAACTTGATGATCCCGAAGCTTATGGTTGTGAAAGAATTAGATTAAAAAATTGTAAAGCAACTAAAATAAGCTTAGTTAATTTTAAAGCTGGAGATATTTGTGAAACTGAAACACCATTTGTATTTTCAGGTTATGAATTAGTAGATCCAATAGAAGCTCAATAAATTTAATGCCAAGCAAGGGGCTTTATACCTTGCTTTTATTATATTCAAATTTAGGAGGATTTTATTATGAATAAAAGTGAAAAAAACAGTGTATTGGCAATGAAAGAAGAGGATATTTTAGCTAAATTAATGGAAACTCATGAAGTTCCTACAGCTACAATTCAAATTCCAAGATTAGGGATTCAATTAGAATTAAAAGGGTTAACTGAAAAAGAAATTAGCACTATAAGAGAAGAATGTACAGATAAGAGAAAATTAAAAGGGAGAACCGAAACTAAAGTTAACAGTGCCGATTTTGATGCAGGGTTAATCGTAGGAGCTACTACAAATTTTGACTGGAACAATCCAAAATTATTAGCTACAAAAAAGGCTAGTGACGGGAAGTCATATATAAGAAGACAACTATTACCTGGTGAAATATCATTTCTAACAAATAAAATTCTTGAATTATCAGGATTTAATGATGAGTTAGAGGAAGAGGAAAAAGAAGATATAAAAAACTAATAAGTTGGGGTGGAACTATAACAGCTTTATATAACCTTTTTACAATGCATAATATCTGCCCCGACGAGTTTTATGGAGTAAGAAGAAATGATATGGCCAGAAAAATTATTTTGACTTTTTCTTCTTACGAAGTAGATCAGAGAAATAAAAAATAGGCTGGGAGGTGATAATTCTGGCTAATAAAGAAATATACAGGCTTGATATTAAAGTAGGAGTATCAGGTGATTCAGAATCTAAAAGTAAACTAACTGCTGTTGAAAAAATGGCTCAACAGATAGAAAAGAAGACAAAAGTTTTAAGTAAACTTACTGCAAATGTTACTACTAAAATAAATGATCAAGCTTCAAGTAAGTTAGAGAAATTAACATCTAAAGTAAATAAGGCTAAAAATGCTACAATGACTGTTACAGCTAAGTTAAAAGATGAAGCATCATCTAGCGTTGACAAGATACAAAAAAAGACTAGTAAACTGAAAGAAGCCAAATTAGTAATTAAGGCAAAGGATGAAGCTACAAAAACAGTAAATAAAATAGAAGATAAAGTTAACGGTTGGATTAAAACAGGAGCAAAAAAAGTAATTGCGATAGGTACAGCAGGAGTATTAGCAGCTGGTGGATTTGGTATAGGAGAAAGTATAAAAACTTTTTCTGAATATGAAAAAGGGTTATCTAATGTTAAGGCTGTAACTAATGCTACAAGTAGCCAAATGATGCAATTAGATGCAACTGCAAAAAAATTAGGTTCAACAACTGCATGGAGTGCTAGAAATGTTACTCAAGCTGAAGAATTATTAGGACAGGCAGGTTTCTCAGTTGATGAAACAATAAGTGCATTACCAGGATTATTAAATCTAGCAAGTGCTGGAGATTTAGATTTAGCAGCTGCTACTGATATTGCCAGTGGTACTTTAAAAGCATTTAGTTTAAATGCTAAAGATGCAGGTCATATAGCAGATGTATTAGCTTTAAGTGCTAGTGCAACAAACTCTGATGTTACAGATCTTGGCGAGGCAATGAAATATTGCGCTCCTGTCAGTCAATCTTTAGGAATTTCACTTGAGGATACAGCTGCAGCAGTTGGACTACTCAGCAATGCTAATATCAAAGGAAGCCAGAGCGGTACTGTACTAAGGCAAACTATGGCAAGACTTGCAAGTCCAACAAAAGAAGCATTAGGAATGATGAAAAAATATGGTATCAATGCTTTTGATGCACAAGGAAACATGAAGCCTTTAAGCGGAGTAGTAGACAACTTAAATTCATCATTAAAGAAATTAACAAGTCAACAAAGAGCAGATGTTATTTCTACTATATTTGGTACAGAATCAATGTCTGGTGTGCTTTCTTTAATGAATCAAGGCGGTAAAAGCGTTAGTGATTTAAGTCAACAATTAAAAGAATCTAATGGTGCTGCTCAAAAAATGGCTGATACTAAATTAGATAATTTAAATGGCCAATGGATAAAACTTAAAGCTTCAGTTGAACATATGCAAATCACGTTAGGTGAGAAACTAGCACCATATGCCAAACAGTTTGTAACATGGCTAACTGGTAAGATGCCAGCAATTACAGAAAAAATAGTTGAAATGGTTGATTATATAAGTAAACACACAAATGAAATCAAGTCCATGGCAGAAGCAGTAATTGGAATAGGTGTTGCTTTTACTGCATTGAGTGCAGTAGGAAAAATAGGTAATGCTCTTTCAGGTATATCTAGCTTGATAACTTTAATAAAAGGGTCAAGCGTTGTTGCTGAAACAGCAAGCATAGCTGGAGGACTTTCGAATATAGGTTCAATAGCAAGTTTATTGCCTGCTATATTTTCACCTGCAGGTATCGCAATAGGAGCTTCTGTTGGTCTTATTGGAGCAGCAGTCGTTGCAGAAAATGACTTAATGAAAAAAAGTATCACGACTACTACCGAAGAATTAGGTCCGCTTGAAAGAGTCATGAATGAATTAAATGGTCATCTAAACAAATCTAAAAAAGAAATGATGGATTTAGGCCTTATTTATGATGATTTTGGAGATGATGTTTCTGATAATTTTAAGAAGAATGCTCAAGACGCTTCTAAAAGTTTATTAAAACTTGAAACGAATATAAATAGATTAACAAAATCAAATAAGTTTGATGATGCTAATAACAATCAACTTAAAAACTGGGTTAATGATATGGCCTATGAAGGTATCAATGCTATAAAGGAAAAACAAAGTCAAGTAAAAAGCGAACTTCAAAAAACATTTAGTTTGGATGGCGTAACAAGTTCAGCTGAACAGGGAACATTGGACTATATTGATAAATTCTTTGATGAAGGTGTCAATAGAGAACTTGAAATAAGAAATGAAATGTATGAAATTGGCGATAGAGCTATTCAAGATCATGGCAAATTGCTAGATAGTGATATAAAGCAATTAAAGGAAAAAGCGGCTGAATTACAACAAATTAAGTTAGAATATGCTAATGCTGAAAGTGCAGGAGAACAAGCTTATGCTAGAAGCAAATTTAAAAGTGCTGCCGAAAGAGTAACTGGAGTCGATGGAGCTAGTGAATTACTTCAAGAAAGAGCAAAAGAACATCAAAAGGCTGTTGATGATGCAAAAGCTAACTATGACAAAACAATTGCAATCACTAAAACTCGGCTAAAAGATCCTGAATTATCATCTGAAGATAGAACCACATTAGAAAATCAATTAACTGAAACTACTGCTGCAAGAGATAAATCGTTAAAAGAAGCAGAAGATGCTTGGAAATCAGACTTAGAAACTTTGTATCAAGCTTATCCAAAAGCAAGAGGACTATTGAACGATGATACTGGTGCAAAATTCACTGATGGTGAAATTAAATCTAGAAATACAATGGATAAAATACAACAATCGCATAGTGGATTGGAAAGCATAACTAAAAGTGGAGTTTATGCATTAGAAAATAATACAACACATGATTTAGAGACGCTTTATGTTAGCATAGATGAAACTACTGGCAAAATTAAAGGATTGTTAAATGGTGCTAATGGAGATATTGGAGCTTATTCAGATTCTGAAAAAGAAAAATTGTTATCATTACAAGAACAATATTCGAATACTGGAGCTGACTTGCAATCTTTAGTTAGTACTCATGCCATGCTTAATCCTAATAATCAAGTTTTTAATGGAACAGGTAGCATAATTGGAGAACTTAAAAATGTTCAGACAGAAACAGATGGTACAAAAGCAGGAATACTCGATTTAAATAAAACACCATGTATAGTAACAGCAGATATTAATGGTGCGATCACAAGTATACAAAAAGTTGATGAAAATCTTGATAATATTAACGGTCGGGTTGCGACTGCACTAATAAATGTAACATCAACGACTAGAGATTTTGAATCCTTAAATGAAGAAAAGTTTTTTACTAGAAAGAATGGATATGCTACAGGAACTAACAATGCTACACCAGGAATACATCCAGTGGCTGAAAATGGTTTTGAAATAGTATATAATAAGCAAAATAGATTATTTAATGGTGGAGAAAAGGTTATGAATCACCAACAATCTAAATCATTTTTAGAAAATCAACAAAATAACGAACCATTTCAAGTTAAGCAAGGACAATATCAGTTAGTACAACCACAGCAAGTTCAATTAGCTGGAGTTGGCGGAAATAATATTCAAGTAGATGTTCAAGTTAATGGTAGGCAAGATGTTGAAGGACTAATTGTTGCAGTAACTCAAGAGGTTGGTCAAAAAATCAGAGAAGCTTTTGATAATATTAAAAAATAAAGAAATATATGGTATGCTTTGGTATAAAGGGGGTATCTATATTGAAAAAAGATAATATAATAAAGATAATTAAATACTTAACACTTGCATTTGTGGTGATTTTAGTAATTAATATCTGTTTAGCTGAAAGTAGAATAGGGCATTATTCTGTGCTAACACCGTTGGAAGATTTAACTTTTACAGAAAGAATTGCAGCAAAATTAAACAATAGTTCATTTAGATCAAGAGAAGATTTGAA